TATTTAGATTTAACTACTACAGATTCTGTTACTATTGGCTATACTGGCTAGGAGGTTAAATGGCTAACACTACCTCGGGAACAACTGCTTTCGATAGAACTTTTGCTATTGATGAAATAATAGAAGAAGCTTTTGAAAGACTAGGATTACAAAACGTAGCGGGATACCAACTAAAAAACGCTCGTAGAACATTAAATATAATGTTTCAAGAGTGGGGTAATAGAGGTATTCACTATTGGGAAGTAGGAGAAACTAATTTAGATTTAATAGAAGGTCAGTCGGATTATGACTTTTTTAGATCAAGTGATGATGGCACGAGTGCCACCACTACAGCTCCTGCTAGTGTGTTTGGTATATCCGATGTTCTTGAAGCGCAGTTAAGATCAAATAGAACTTCTACAGATCAATCAGACAGCCCTATGACAAAAGTTGATAGATCAACCTATGCAGGTTTTTCTAATAAATTATCAAAAGGTACACCTAATCAATATTGGGTAGAAAGATTTATTGATAAAGTTAGAATACATATCTATCCAACACCAGATTCTACTAATGCATCTAAAGATATGCATTTTTATTTTATAAAAAGAATACAAGATGTAGGAGATTATACTAACGCAACAGATGTTCCGTTCAGATTTGTGCCTTGCATGGTATCTGGATTAACATATTATCTTGCACAAAAATATGCTCCACAACTAATACAACCAATGAAATTAGTGTACGAAGATGAGTTTCAAAGAGCGTTATCAGAAGATGGCTCTGCATCTAGCACACACATAACACCAAAAGCATACTATCCAGGAACATAATGGCTAAATACGCAACAGGTAAATACGCAAGAGCAATATCAGATAGGTCAGGCATGGAGTTTCCATACAAAGAAATGGTTAGAGAATGGAATGGATCATTTGTGCATGTATCAGAGTTTGAACCAAAGCAACCACAATTAGAACCAAAACCTATGAATGGTGATTCTATATCTTTACGTAATGTTAGACCAGATAGAGCAGAAACAGCAGTTCCTAAAATTTTACCATTAAATGCTTTTACAACAACAAATGGATCAACAACTATATCTGTAAATGAGCCAAATCACGGTAGATCTACAAGTGATAGAGTAAGATTTAGAGATGCAAATGTAGTCGGTGGAGTCGCTGCAGCAACAATAAATTTAGCTGCAGGATACTTAATTACAAAAGTAGATGATGATAATTATACCTTTGCAACAGCTACAACATCTAGTATAACTGAAACAGGAGGAGGTGGTTCTGCATCAGCAGGGCCAGTAACGGTAACAGCATGATTAAAAAATTAATTAGTAAATTGTTTGGTATTAAACAATGTGCATGTCCAGAAGACGAACACATAGAGTATTACACTAAAGTTCCAGAGCCAGAAATACCTGTGCATGAAGAACCAAAGTGGAAATGTGGAACACATAATAGATATAAAAAGAGTTGTCCTATCTGTAAAGAGTTAGCAGGAGCTGTATAATGTCAGGACTAAGTGCATCAGGATTAAAAACACAAATTAAAAATTATACAGAAACAGACTCTAACGTATTAACGGACGCTGTTTTAGAGAATATAATATTAAATGCTCAGTATAGAATTATGAGAGATGTGCCTATTGATGCAGATAAAAAACAACAATTAGGTAATTTTGTGGCAGGTCAAGAATCTATAAATGCACCTGCTGGATGTTTATTTGTTAGAGGTATACAGGTTTACGATACTAATGGATCAGCTATTACGGGAGCTAATAGATGGCTAGAGAAAAAAGATATGACCTATCTTCAAGAATATCAGGATGTGACAGGAACCTCCGCAGCTCAAGGTCAACCTAAATACTACGCTATGTTTGGTGGTGCAACTGGTAACACAGACACCACATCTGGTAGAATATTTGTGGCTCCCACACCAAATACTACATATAGATTTAGAGTGCATTTTAATAAAATGCCAGACACTTTAGAGTCTGGTAATCAAAGTAATTATATTAGTCTTAATTTTCCAAATGGTCTTTTATACTGCTGTTTATCAGAAACATATGGCTTTTTAAAAGGCCCGATAGACATGTTGACTTTGTATGAAAATAAATATAAACAAGAAGTACAGAAGTTTGCTAACGAGCAAGTTGGTAGAAGACGAAGAGACGACTACACAGACGGAGCAGTTAGAATACCAATAAACTCAGCAAACCCATAGGAGAATAAATTATGGCAATATCATCAGCAATATGTTCAAGCTTTAAACAAGAGCTTTTACAAGGTAAGCACAGTTTTGAATCTTCAGGTGGGCATACTTTTAAAATAGCTTTATTTGATAGTGGTGCTAGTTTAGGAGCAGCTACTACAGATTATTCAACTTCAGAAGAAATAACAAATACATCAGGATCTGCATACTCTGCAGGTGGAGCAACTTTAACAAACTCTGGTGTATCATTATCTTCAACAACTGCATTTACAGACTTTTCAGATGTAACTTACACATCAGCTTCTTTTACTGCAAACGGAGCTTTAATTTATAACACAACAACAGATGGTGGTTCTTCAACAACTGATGCTGTTGCAGTTATAGCTTTTGGTGGTGACAAGACAGCAAGTAACGGAACTTTTAAAATAGAGTTCCCTGCAGCAGACGCAAGTAACGCAATCATAAGATTAGCATAGGAGGCCGACCATGTCGGTAAGTTCAGGATGGGGCAGGTTTTCCTGGGGCCAAGCTTATTGGAACGCTGATACAACTTTAAAAACAGGTTGGAGTGCAAAATCTTGGGGTGAAGATGAGTGGGGTGAATTAAAAGATGCCGTTGCTCAACCATCTGGTCTTTCCATAACATCTAGCATTGGTTCTGTTGACATACCCGATGTTATAATTACACCAACAGGACAATCTATTACAATATCACAAGGTACAGCTTTCAATCCTGTTGTTGTATCAGGTGTATCTGCATCATTTTCTGTTGGATCATTAACTGTAGATGATGTTCATCAAGGTTTAACATCAAGTGCAATAACAGCTTCTGTCGGTGCAATCACACCAAATGATATGACCCTTGGTTTAACTGGTCAGTCAATGACCTTGTCACAAGGGACAGCAAAAGCACCAAACCAAACTGTTATAGTTTCAGGTCAATCAATAACTTCATCACAAGGAACAGCACAAGGTATATCATCACAAGAAGCTTTACTAACAGGTCAGTCAATAACATCTAGTTTAGGTAGTGTAACAATACCAAATGCTACAGCACAATTATCTGGTGTATCTGCAACATTTAATTTAGGATCTATAGTTGGATTAGGTGGTGCTCTTGCTCAACCAACTGGTGTATCAGCAACAGCAAGTGTTGGATCTTTAACAGTAGCAGACGTAGCAATGGGTCTAACAGGACAATCATTTAGTGCTAGTGTAGGAACTATATCACCAGTAGACATGCAGGTAGGATTAACTGGTCAATCTGCTACGTTTAACATTGGAACAGTAAATATCTTTGCATATGGAGATGTTGACACTGGCTCAAATACGTCCTATACTAATGTTTCAACAGGCTCGAATGGATCATTTTCGGATGTTGCAACTGGATCAAATACAAGTTATAGTGACGCTGCATAGGAGAAATTAATGGCAAGTACATACACGCCCCTTGGTATAGAATTACAAGCTACTGGTGAGAATGCTGGTACATGGGGAAATAAAACTAATGTAAACTTACAAGTAATTGAACAAATTTCTGGTGGTTTTATACAACAAGCTTTAACTAGTGGTGGAACTGTTACATTATCGAGTAGTGATGGTGGAACAGGAGATGTTCTCGCACATAGAATGATAGAGTTTACTGGGTCTTTATCTGGTAACGCAGTAGTGACAATTCCTAATGATGTTCAAAACTTTTACATATTAAAAAATTCAAGCACAGGAGCTTATACAGTTCAGTTTAAATATGCTACAGGATCTGGAGACAGTTTTACTTTTTCAGCAACACAGAAAAAAACAGCTATAATTTTCGCTTCTGGTAATCCAGATACAACAAACCCTAAGATGATTGAGATTCAAACAGGTGGAGATGTTGTTGATGATACATCACCACAATTAGGTGGAGATCTAGATACAAACAGTTTTAATATTGCATTTGATGATGCACATGGAATTAATGATGAAAATGGAAATGAACAAATAGTATTTCAAACAACATCTTCTGCAGTAAACCAATTAGATATAACTAATGCTGCAACAGGTAATGCACCATCTATTCAAGCAACTGGTGGTGATTCTAATATAGATTTAAAAGTAGGGCCAAAAGGAACTGGTAATGTAGAAATTTTAGGAGCTACAAATCCAGGCGCAATTCAACTCAATTGTGAATCTAACAGTCATGGGATTATCCTACAAAGTCCCCCACATAGTAGTGGGCAATCGTACACATTAAAATTTCCAACAGGAAATGTAACAGCAGACAGATTTTTAAAAGTAGAGTCAGTATCGGGATCTGGCACAACAGGTGTTGGACAATTATCTTTTGGAGAGGTATCAGGTGGAACATCTTGGCAATCAGTTAAAACTTCTACTTTCACAGCAGTAGCTGGTGAAGGTTATTTTATCGATACGTCATCTAGTGCTATTACTATGAATTTACCTGCAGGTAGTATTGGTGATGAAGTAGCTTTTATTGATTACGCAGGAACTTTTGATACAAATAATTTAACCGTAGATTCAAACGGTTCAGAAAAAATCGTAGGTTCAACTAACAACCTAACGGTTGCAACAGAAAGAGCAGCAAACACATTAGTATACGTAGACGGAACACAGGGCTGGCTGTTAAAGAATAATTAAGGAGACTAGATGACTAACTATAGATCTCTCGTAGGCCAAAAAATAAAAAAGGTCAGTTCAAACCCATCAGACGCCATAGATGGTCAGGTTTGGTATAATACCACAGAAAAAAAATTAAAAGGTTTGCCTCTTATTTCAGCATGGGCTAGCACTGGACCATTAAACACTGCTAGAGGTTTTGTGGGATCAACAGGAACACAAGCAGCTGCTCTTTGTATTGGAGGTCTTACCCCTGCTCCTACTATACTATCAAATGTTGAAGAATATGATGGTGCTGGTTGGGGTGCAGGTGGTAGTTTACCAGCAGCAACATACGGACTAGGAGCCGCTGGAACACAAACAGCAGCACTAGCTTTTGGAGGAGAAACACCTTCAGGAAAAGTAACTAGTACGTACACTTATAATGGTTCATCTTGGACAGCTACACCTAATTCTATGAACACCGCACGAGATCAACTTGTTGGTGGAGGAACTCAAACGTCTGCATTAGCAGTTGGTGGTAGAACTTCTTCTGCAATGGTGACAAATATGGAAGAATGGAATGGAACTTCTTGGTCAAATTTAACTGCTATGTCACAAGCTAGAGGTTATGCACAAGCTAATGGGCCAGAGACTGCTTTCTTTATTGCAAGTGGTGCTACAGGTAATA